CCGACCTTAATTCGGAAGCAAATACACCATTTTAAATTTTATGATATCAAACGAAGAAATTGAAAATTTCCTTCAGGGAAATGATGACGAAAAATATATCGTCAGTGTTGAATACGATTACGTCAAAGATTGTGTTTGGAAAATTATTGAACACCCAATTCACGGAAAACAAATTAAGAAAGATACATTCATCCCATTCGCTTGGGTTGGTGACTTACGTGGGTTAAACTTCTACCAATCATCAAAGGCATTACAGAAAGAGGCGATGACAAAACATAAGATTGTCATTGAAAAATTACGTACCGATGGTAATGAAAGATTGGAAAAGGGTTTAACATTTATGGTTAAATCGTTAAATGGGTACCGTTCCTTGATACAATTCTTTAGAGATGGAGGTGTGGACCCTTGGGGTGAAAAAACAAAAGGATTAATTCTAATCTTACCTCCTGTTGAACAATTCTTAGTAACAAAAGAAAAACGATTGTTTAAGGGGTTTGATGATTATAATAGTATTACAAGATTTGTATTTGACTTAGAGACGACCTCTCTTGAACCAAAGGATGGTCGTATCTTTATGATAGGGATGAAAACCAATAAAGGTTTTAGTCAGGTAATCGAATGTTCAACTGAAGAACAGGAAAGAGAAGGTATTATCAAATTTTTCAATACAATAGATGAACTTAAACCAAGTATCATCGCATCTTACAACGGATTTAACTTTGACTGGTTTTGGATATTTGAAAGAGCTAAAGCTTTAAAATTAGACATTAGAAAGGTTGCAAAAACATTAAATGCCGCCAACCCAATCAAACAATCTGAATCGATGTTGAAACTTGCAAATGAGGTTGAGAGATTCAATCAGACATCTATGTGGGGTTATAACGTTGTGGATACGTTACACGCAGTTAGAAGAGCTCAAGCAATTAACTCATCTATTAAGTCGGCAGGTTTGAAGTATATTACCCAATATATTAAGGCTGAGGCTCCTGACCGTGTTTACATTGACCACACAGATATCGGCCCATTCTATGCAAAGAAAGAAGAGTTTTGGTTGAACATCCAAAATGGTAAATATAAGAAAGTGGGGGTTGACCCCACAATTGACGAAGCGTGTTCAAAACATACAAGTGTATATATTAAGACAACAGGTGATGATTTGGTTGAGAGATATCTTGACGATGACTTGGAGGAAACTCTAACAGTTGACGAAGAATTTAATCAAGGTTCATTCCTACTTGCATCTTTGGTTCCAACCACATATGAAAGGGTTTCCACTATGGGAACTGCAACATTATGGGAAATTCAAATGAGAGCGTGGTCTTATAAACATATGTTGGCAATCCCTAAAAAGAATGAAAAGACAGAATTTGTCGGGGGTTTGTCACGATTACTTAAAGTAGGATTTTCTACTGATGTATTGAAACTTGACTTCTCGTCACTTTACCCTTCAATACAACTTGTTCACGATGTATTCCCAACTTGTGATATTACAGGAGCGATGAAAGGAATGTTAAATTACTTCCGTAACACTCGTATCAAGTATAAAAACTTGGCGAAGGAATATCAGGATATTGACAAAAAACAAGCAACATCTTATGACCGTAAACAATTACCGATTAAGATATTCATTAATAGTATGTTTGGAGCTCTTTCGGCCCCACAAGTATATCACTGGGGTGATATGTATATGGGTGAACAAATTACCTGTACAGGACGACAATACCTTCGTCAGATGTTACGATTCTTTATGAAACGAGGATATACTCCACTTGTATGTGATACGGATGGTATGAACTTCTCATTACCTGAAGGTGGCGTGGATGATAGAACTTATATCGGTAAGGGTAAGAATTGGTTAGTTAAAGAAGGTAAAGAATACAAAGGATACGATGCTGATGTTGCCGAGTTTAACGATATGTTTATGAAAGGTGCTATGGGTCTTGATTGTGACGGTACTTGGAAATCCTGTATGAATATAGCCCGTAAGAACTACGCAACAATGGAACACAACGGAAAGATTAAACTTACGGGTAACTCAATCAAAAGTAAGAAACTACCTTTGTATATTGAGGATTTCTTGGACAAAGGAATTAAGATGTTATTAGAAGGTAATGGACAATCATTTGTTGAGTGGTACTATGAGTATTTAGAAATTATCTTCAACCAACAAATCCCATTAATGAAAATTGCTCAAAGAGCAAAGGTTAAATTATCTATTGACGATTATAACAAACGTTCAAAAGAAAAGACCAAAGCAGGTAATGAGATGTCAAAAATGGCACATATGGAACTTGCAATGAGAGATGGTATTGCGGTTAGTTTGGGTGATGTGATATTTTATGTGAATAATGGTGTCAAAGCATCACACGGAGATGTTCAAAAAGTTAACCGACCTAAAAAGGGATGGACACAATCTGATTTGGATAATATGATGGAAGGGTATGGTAAAATACCTCGTGAAATGGTTGAATCCTATGTAAAACTTAACTGTTATAGATTAAACCCTGCTGAGTTAGAGTCAAATCCTGGTATGACAGGGGAATATAACATAGCGAGAGCAGTTGCAACATTTAATAAACGTATTGAACCATTACTAATTGTATTTGGTGAAGAAGTTAGAAATAACCTTATTGTTACTGACCCTAAAGATAGAGGATTGTTTACCAAAGAACAATGTAAATTAATTAATGGCGTTCCATTTGAATCAGGTGACCAAGATAGTATTCAAGACCTATTAACAATTACTGACCAAGAAATGGTATATTGGGGTAAGCGAGGAATTAATCCTGAATACATTTACGATTTAGCGGAAGAAGGATGGGAAGAGATGGTTTAATTAAATTTAACACCATCAGAAGAGATAACGTACCAAGTGTTGAATACGAAACAAAGTTCAACACTTGCTCCGTCTCCAATAATTAAATCATCATATAATCTATCAATTTTTTGCATATCAGGAACAATCCTTGTTGGAGTTAACGCCTTAATGATAATGTGGTCATTAATGTTTGAATCTAATTTAACCAACACTTCATCAGCGTCGGTAGTAATTAATAAAAATTCTCCTTGAGGTGTGTATTCTGATTCACTTGTTACAACTTTAGATGATGTCTCAACTTCGACACCATTAATAGTTCTTTTGATAGGTTGTGTTCTTAAAATTCCCATAATTTAAATTACATATATGTTTCTTGGAAACGCTCTAAACTTCATTTGCTTATTTAAATTCTCAGCAGTTAACGCTTCTCTTTCCATTACTTTGTCAGGTTTCAATCTTGTTAACATCCCCTCAGCACCAATTAACTCTTCAACTAATTTTAATTTTTCATCCTTACCTTCAGTTGCAAGTGATGCATAATCCATTGTTAACTCAGAATCAGGAGTTTTTAAATTTCCTGAATATTTTCCTCTAACTCTCGACAATGTTTCTTTACAGTTTGCAATAAAATATCTTCTCACCCATTGTTGTGCGGGGTTATTTAAATCAACCCACGACATTGAATCTTGAGGAACATCAGATGGTAATTTAATGATTTCAGGATTAGATTTTAAACAAGTGTCTCTATCTCCAGGTCCTACATCGTAGTACCAATACCAAACTTTACCTCTCATTAAATTATGATTACCAAAGTCAAACTTACCACCAGGTGTTTGCATTAAATGTACCGCCTTTTTACCTTCAGGTAAAGCCGTAATTCTATAAGTCATTTCTCCTGCAATAATCCTTCTTTGAATATTAACTTCTTGCATCCTTAATAACATATCAAATGCTGGCATCATAAAATATGAACCTGAATATCCTACTTGAGAAAACCCTGCGGGTCCACCAATACCAGTCCCTCCTAAGGCTCCGAAACTCCAAGGGTCAAATAAAATGTTATTTAACTCAGCCGGTGTAAACCAAAGTAATTCATTAATTTCTCTTCCTGCAGGAATTTCATAGATTTGTTGGTTGGGTTCCAATTGAATAAAATCTTTTTGTAAAACCCAATCACCACCTGCCTGTAGACCGACAATCTTAGAATAAGCGTAAGAATATCTTTCTTCTAAGTTAAAATTCTTAGTGATGAATGCTCTTGATAAAGATTGAGTATCCATATTAAGTCCCCAAAGTTGAGCCCATTGGGAGTCAATCAAAAAGTTTTGTACATATTGGGAATAATCCCCAATTGCAAATTCCAATAGGGTATCCATTTGTTCATCCTCTAACTCAACTGAGCGTAAAGGGGCACCAAGTACGTGACGAACTTTGGTATATAAATCACTTCTTTGTGGTTCAGGTATTACAGCCATTTCTTTTTATTTATAAATATCAATTCTCTTTTTTAGTTTTTGTTAGATATAATTCATTAACAAACTTCCAATTGATGACATCCCAAAAGTTTTCAATATATTCGTCTCTTTTGTTTTGATATTTTAAATAATAAGCGTGTTCCCATAAATCTAATCCTAAGATTGGAAACCCTCCCTTATCATATACGTTCATTAATGGGTTATCTTGATTTTGAGTAGACATAACTTTTAATCTACCACTTTTTGATATAACTAACCATACCCATCCTGAGCCAAATCTTTTTTTGGCAACGGATTCAAATCTGTCTTTAAATTCTTTAAAAGAACCAAAATCTTTTTTGATTTTTTCTAATACTTCCCCATAAACTTTTTGTGGTGTTGGGGATAACATTTTCCAAAACATTGCGTGGTTAAATGCACCACCCGCATTATTTCTAATAGTAGTATTATAACGATTGATTTGTTTAACAATTTTTTCTAATTCAACATCACCATAGTCTTTCTTACGTAACGCCTGATTTAATTTATTTACATATCCTTTATAATGTTTTTGATAGTGAAACTTCATAGTCTCAGGGTCGATAAATCTTCTTAATGATGCATAACCATATGGGAGTTTTTCAATCCCAATAGTTTTCATTTCATTAATAAAAAATTTTGTTTCAGGTAAAACAACTTCACCTGTTATTTTTTTTACTAATGATTCTGATAATAAGTTTAATGATTTCATCAATAATAAATACTTACTTATTATTGATTTCGTTTAAGATTTGTTCAACAATATCGGCAGACGTACCATCATCCCCCATAACGGTACCAATTATTTGTTTTTTATGGGATAAAATGTCATAAATAACTCCCTCAATTGTGTTCTCAAATAAAGGGTAGAATATTGAAACATTATTTTTTTGACCGTAACGATACGCTCTATCTTCTCCTTGGGCGTGGTCTGCGGGTACGAATGACAAATCATTCATAATAACTGCTTCAGCGGCGGTTAAGGTTAAACCAACACCCGCAGCTTTCATATTACCACAAAAAACTTGGATTTTATCACTCTCTTGAAATTTATCAACCGCATCTTGTCTTGCGGGTTTTGTAGTTGACCCATCTAAATAAACCGATTTTTTACCAAAATGTTCGTGTATCTTTTTAAGTGGTTCCGTAAAATTACTGAAGATAATTACTTTCTTACCCTGTTCAATAATGTTCTCAGCAAGTTCAATCGTAGTTGCAATTTTTTCTTCAGCAATAACCTGCCTTACTTTCATCAATTTTGTAAAGTGTACTGAAAGTGATTTT